GTGGAAAAGGCATTGAAAAGCGAGGAAATGCCGGCTATGGGCCTGATGTATTATAATGTGCCCGATATGGGTATCGTACCTCCCTTGCAGGAAGGAAACAATGAGGATTACCTGAAAAGGCTGGAAAAGGCGATGGACGAACATGGGATCATTTTACAGAGATACCAACGTCTGTCGGAAGTAGTGTATTGCCTGTGAAATGAAATAGACCCGTTTTCGAAGGATGAGACTTATACCCGCTGGCTCACGCCGAAAATGTGGAAAGAAATAAAGTCGTCACCCGTAGCGGTGGCGGATATGTTGGATGACTTGGAACACGGGAACAAATTTTATACGGGTGTTGAAACAGACAAGGGGGTATTGCTTTTCAGCCGGGATTATAAGGGAAACCACCAATATGGAGCTTTTATGGAGGCGAATATCGAGAGGCGTTTCTTTGAGCCGGACTTTGAAGGCAAGTCGCTGACGGTATATGAGCTTCGGGGATGGCCTTCGCTGATGGCGGGGAAAATAAACCGCTGTTATGATAATTATGACAGTCTGCTACCAATGGAGAAGATTCCGGCAGATGCCTTTCTGGATAAATCGGCTTTGAAAAGTGTTACGGACAAGGAGGAGTATGACCTTTCACCCACATGGGAGAATTATGCCCGGCTGACGGATAATGAGAAGGGGCTTGGTTTAGCTCGGAGCATGGATAACTATGACCGGATGACATTGCTGTATATCATGGACAAGGGTTATCCGAGGGATGGACTGATAGACGAGTATCCGGACAATTTCAGTTTTCATGAGAAATTTGAAAGAATTGAAAACAAGCTGCTGAGTCGGGACAGATGGGATGTGTATGACGAGATGCAGGAGAAGGCGAAGAAACTGGCCGGAAAACTGTTGTATGAGCATTTTCCCGATACACGGCAGAAAGAAGATGCCATTCCGAAAATGAAGGTTGAAAAAGAAATACCGAAAAAGAGTAAAGGCAGAAAGATGTAGAATAACAAAAGACAAGTAAAAGAATGGAAGGCCCGTTGCTGCGTGGATGCAGCAACGGGCTTTTGTTTTATCAGGCCAATGCACGCCAACGGGTGACTTTGATTTAAGAGGTTTGGAAGGTATGTAAGATGTGCCTTATTTTGCCGTATATTCAAAAACTTAAAAGTGATTTTAGTATGGAACTGACGATTATTGAAACAAGTGCGTATCAAGAGTTGAGGAAGCTGGTCAGTACGCTGGCCGTACAAATGGGTGACTTTCAGAAAAGGATTGCCCCGCCCGCACCGGACAAATGAATGGATGCGCAGGATGTATGTCTGGCACTGGGCATATCGAAAAGATGCCTGCAAAACTATCGTGACAACGGACTTATCCCTTACTCGAGTATAGGAGGAAAGTTCTTCTACCGGGAAGTGGATATTCAGGAGATTCTGGAAAGCGGACTAACCAAAAGAAAATAAAGGTATGGCGGAGATTATCACAAAAGATTCGGAAGAGTTTAAGGAATTGACCGGATGGATCAGGAGAACAGGAAAAGCGGTGGAGGATGCCACGGCACGGATACGCCCGACGATTGCGGATGAACATTACCTGACCGGGGACGATGTATGCGCCATGCTGCATATCTCACGGCGCACGTTGCAGACGCTGAGAGATGAAAAGGCGGTACCCTATACCACTATCGGTGGGAAACTGCTTTATCCGGAAAGTGGATTGTATGAAGTGCTGAGAAAGAACTACAGGGATTTCAGACGATTCAGGAAATAAATAAATAAAGAGGAACGTCCTCCGGGCTATGGCTTGGGGGACGTTCCTCTTTATTGTCATGCTACATGGCAAGTTTGTAAATGTGGCCGATTCTCTCGCACAGTTTGTCTGTATCCTCACCGACTTTCGGGTTAATAAGTTCGGCATATATCTGGGTGGAGAGAATGGAATTATGCCCTAAAACCTTTTGCAGGGTTTCCAGCGGCATCCCTTTGAGGATGGCCAAAACAGCAAACGTGTGGCGTCCGATATGTGGGGTGACTTCAGTTCGGCAATCGCATTTCTTGCCTATGATTTTGAGACTGAGGAACATAGTATTATATTCACCTACAGGGAAAACACAATCGGGGGAATCTTTCTTTTCATCCACACCTCTGTATTTTTCAATCAGTTCGATAGCAATCGGTAATAATTTTACGACGTATGCAACTCCTGTCTTTATTCGGTTTCCCATCAGCCATGTCCCGCCGTCGGAATCGGTATGGATATTGTCATAGGTTATGGCTTTCAGGTCGGCATAGGCAAGACCGGTGAAGCGATAGAAAACTATCAATGCAACCAACAGAGGAATACTGCAAACAAACGTCAATGCGTTGTAATACAACAATATTGCGTTGTTTTGCACAATTAGGTAAACTGCAAAAACGGGTGGAATAAAGTACCTGTTCAGCTACCAAGTCATTACCTGTTTTCATTTCATTTAGATGCAGTCAATCAGGGGGTAAACTGTCAGTAAAGGGGGCTTTCCATATAGGAAACATCTTCATTTCCGGCAGATTTATCCCGTCCGGTTTTGATTGCGCCGTTCTGCCTGATTCTCATATCGTTCAACAGGCGAGGTATGAGTAATATTGCAATCAAAAAAAGTAACGCATGAAAACAGAAATGAAAGTGCTGCTCTACATCAAGCGCAGCGGACAGGACAAGGAGGGATTCTCTCCACTCATGGGCAGAATATCCGTCAAGGGAAAGGTCAATTCCATCGCGCAATTCGCGTGTAAGTTCAAAATCAATGTACGGTTGTGGAATGCCACCGCCCAACGCTGCACAGGTAAAAGCAAAGTGGCGACAATGGCAAACAGGGAGATTGAACGGGTGCTGCTGTTGTTGCAGAAGCGGTTCAACGAGCTTGCCGACATGCAGGATGTCGTGACGGCGGAAGAGGTCAGAAACGTGTTTCAAGGTTTGGCTGAAACACAGGACACCATAATGAAACTTTATGCAGAGCATAACAGTGACTATGCCTTGCGGGTGGGAGTGAACAGGGCGGTAAACACATTTTACCAGTACCGGAACACTTACCGGATACTCGGTGTCTTCCTGAAAGAGAAATACCATGTGTCGGATATGCCCGTCAAACAGTTGGATGAAAATTTTATCGAAGCGTTTGATATGTATATGCGCACGGTACGGCATTTCATGCCCAGAACCATACTCGGACATGTCAACCGCCTGAAAAGCGTGATGATGCTTGCCGTATTCCGTGGCATCGTCCCTTTCAGCCCGTTCAAGGGCTATGCCCCGCAGAAACCTGTCTTCAAACAGATGTACCTGACGGAAGACGAACTTTACAAATTTGCAAATATGACCTATGACACTCCCAACCGCAATTTCACGAGGGACATGTTTCTGTTCTCATGCTGGACGGGTATCTGCTACTGCGACATGAGAAGCCTGACAGCCGCCAATCTGGTGAAGGCGGAGGACGGCAGCATGTGGATTCATACGGAAAGGCAAAAGACAGGCACACCCGAATGTGTGCGTCTGATGGAGATTCCGTTGAGCATCATCGAAAAGTACAAGGGTATGGACAGCAACGGAAAACTCCTTCCGATGCTGACCAAAGAGAGCATGAACAGGCATCTGAAAAAGATGTCCGTGATGTGCGGCATCAGCCGTCCGATCTCATTTCATCAGGCCAGACACACCTTCGGAAGCATTATCTGCCTGTCACAGGGGATTCCGATAGAAACCGTCAGCAAAATCATGGGGCATCGGCATATCGCTACCACGCAGCGGTACGCGAAAGTCACGCAGGACAAGATAGACCGGGACGTGGATTGCCTGAACGGTGTTATCGGTGGCAAGTTTTCCTTGTCGGGGATTGACATCGCCCCGTCACCGATTCTGAAAGACTACAGCCGGCGGAAAGTCAATCCGAGCATGAAGCAGCGGGAGTACATGACTAAAATAATGGAGGGATAAGCCATGCGGAGCACATTCAAACTGTTGTTCTACATCAACCGTCAGAAGGTAAAGAAGAACGGGAGATGCCCGATTATGGGACGTATCACCCTTGACGGGAAGATAAGCCAGTATTCCACCGGGCTGGAAATAGAGCCGGACTTATGGGATGCAAAGGTGGGAAAGGCATTCACCGACGGAAGAAAGACCGGAAACATCACCGGCGAAAAAAGAAACGAGTTGAACAGGCTGAACTCGTTGCTGGAGGCTTTGGAGGAAAAAGCTAAGTCCGCTTATAGGAAGAACGTGGATTCCTATGGCTTCGTCTCAGCGGAAATCATCAAGAATGCCGTCACGGGAAAGTCAGAGGTCAAAGAAACGCTGCTGTCCTTGTTTGATGAACATAATGAGGAATACGCCAGACGTGTTGGCATTGACCGGACAAGGCATTCCTATGTCCGCTATCTGACCACACGCAAGCACATATACAATTTCTTGCAATACAAGTATGATTTAGAGGATATTCCGTTGCGCTCGCTGACGATGGGTTTCATAACTGACTTCACGTTCTATTTCTCGACCGTATTGCGGTTGAAAGTTTCCGCCTACAATGACTATCTAATCCTGCTGCACAAGATGACACGGCTGGCTTTGAAGAAGCATATACTGAAACGTGACCCGTTTGCAGGGCATAGGATTGAGAAAGTACCTGTAAACCATCGCCACTTGAACAGGGAACAGCTTGAAAAACTGCTCAATGCCAAATTGCCTACTTACCGACTGTGCCACACACGTGACCTGTTTGTCTTTTCGGTGTTCACGGGCATCGGCAGGGCTGACTTGGCGAACTTGACGGAAGGCAACATCATCACGAAAGAAGACGGTTCCAAATGGATTCACATCGCCCGACAGAAAACCAAAGCTGAGTGCCATATCAAACTTCTTGACATACCTCTCCGCATAATTGAGAAATACAAAGGTGAAGGCAAGGACGGAAAGTTGTTTTTTGTTCCACAGACATGCAATCTGTGCAGAAGCCTAAAAATCATAGCCGAACAATGTGATTTAGGGTGTCATTTGACATTCTATCAGGCCCGGCACAGTTTCGCGACCTTGATTTGCCTGAGCAACGGGGTTCCGATAGAAACCATCAGCAAGATGATGGGGCATCATTCCATTCGGACGACCCAGATATACGCCGAGATAACCAATCATAAAGTGAGTAAAGATTTGGCGGTTCTGTCCGAGAATACCAAAGGTAAATACGTTTTACCCGATGACGGTATGCCGTCTCGGGTGTTCAAATGTGGAAATTACAGCGGATGGAAAAAGGAGTGTACGCCAAATGATGAAACTAAAATCAAATGACAATGGACAGAGGAATAATAACAATCTGCAAAACAGGAGCAGTAACCATACCGACTGTACCTGTATGGATGACCAAATTTGAAATAGCCGACCTGTTCGGGGTATTCTCGTGCGACATCCGAAAGGCGATACGGGTAATCTACAAGAAGAAGGAGTTGAGCGAAGCCGATACAATGCGATATATCAGGCAACCCGATGGTATCAGTTATGACGTTTACAGCCTTGAAATGATTATAGCCATTGCATTCAGGATATGCAGTAGAGAAAGTATCCTGTTCAGACAATTTGTAATAAGTGAAATATGTGCCACCAAGAAAGGTACTCCGATAGCATTATTCTTTTCTTGCGGCAAGGATAAAAACCTATGGCATAGTTGAGGTTCATCCCGTCAGCCACCTGTTCCCGATGCTCGGATGCAAAGGTAGCGTGTGGCTCTGACGGCATTGGCAAGGTCGGGCGGCAGAGCTGTTTCGGGCAGAATCTTCCTCAAACGGATTTGAGCGTATTCAGCCCGAAAACCTTGCCACTGCCTGCCACACGCATTTGGGGCATCCGGCAACGGAAACAAGCGACTGACGGGAAATCAGAAGAAATAGAGGAACGGCTTACAGACGAAGCTAAACATTGATGCTTCATCCGCAAACCGTTCCTTTTTGTTGTACCATTGCTTCCGCAAGTATGGGCAGACGGCAAACTGCGCTCCTTCAAGAAAATCAGGGGGCTTTCAGTCGGTAGGCGGAGCGGTATCCGTCAGCCAGCATCCTTTCGATGTCGGATTCACGGTAGAGGATTTTACCGCCCAACTGGATGTAGGCAATCCGTCCCTCATTACGGTAATCCTGAAGCGTCCGGCGGCTCACTTTCAGCCGTGCCGACACCTCCTTGTCGGTGAAGAAACGTTCCCCGTTCAGTGTCGGGCGGTAGTTGGCGGTCAGATGCTCCACATTGTCCAGCAGACGGTCGAGGCTGCCCATGAAGTGGATTATCCACTCGTTGTCTTTGTTAATCAGTTCGTTCATATTACTTTGGATTTAGTGTAATTGCTGTTATTGCTATATCCCGTTGTCAGATTGTCCTGCCTTTGAACCTTGCTTCCTTTCGCCTGTCCTTCACGATGGAGACGATGCGCTGCACATCTTCGGGACGGTAATAGGTTTTGTGGTTTATCTGCGAATAAGCCAGTGTCCCATTGTCCCGAAGCGTCTGCAAGGTTCGTGGACTGATGTTGAGCATCCAGCACACGTCCTGATTGTCCATCCACTCACTCATCGTCTTTTCTCCATGCCGTTGGCAGATTGCCTCCATGCGGCTGACGAAACGGTCAAATCTTGCGACCATTGCCTCAAAGGTCTTTCTTTCTATTGATACGATTTCCATATTGTCTTTCTTTTAGTTGTTATTGTTCCTTTTGCCGCAAAGGAATATACAATACGTTATCCGACAATGGATTTTACAGAACTGGTAGCATGTGGCACTGGTGTGGTAGAGGTTGTCCGGGGTACAGATTATCGCTATCACCTTAATTTCGGTTTTTAGAGGGGAGCCGAAACTCAAATAAGGGCTTAATTCAAAATTGCCCGTAATTGAACCTTTCCCCTTTCAGTCATATATATCTGGCAAAACGGTGAAGTCCTCACTGCTTTGTCAATCACCATAAAGCAGAACCACACAAAATTGCCTAAGCGAACCCAAGTGCTTGACCGACTGCACCGGAGTATCTTACTTTGCTCCCGATAATCGGTCGAGGTGCTTACCAAGACCACATTCAATAACTTAATCAATTTGTTTTTTACAATGAAGAGAGAACCAAACATCACAGAGCATCAGGCTCGTGAAATCGTGGAAAAGATGGGACGCAGGGAATCCCACAATTCCAAGTTTATGGATGACTTCTACAGGAGGGTCGGTCTGGAGCCGGATGAACCAGAACAGCCCGGCAAGACCGTCACGGAAGAAACGGAGACCGCCATGGCGGATGAAGCGGCAGGTGTGGTGACCGAGGAAGCGGCATTGCCGCAGAAGCGTGTCAGCAGCAAGCAGCGCAGGCTGTCGCTGGAGGAATACCGCACCACCTATCTCCAAGTCCCCAAGATTGTCAACCGTAAGCCTGTGTTCGTCAGTGAAACGGTGCGAGACGAACTGGACAGAATTGTCCGCTACCTCGGAGGAAAGGGTATGAGCGCATCGGGGCTGATTGAGAACCTCGTCCGTCTGCACCTCGACACCTATCGGAACGACATCGAGCAGTGGCGCAAGCTCTGACGGAATTACAGAAAGTCGGTTGGGCTGGTGAATACACTTCATCGGCTTAACCGATACCCAAGATGAGTGACTACACTCGGAAACAAATCCGACAGGCGGAGGATTTTTGTGTCCTCAAAGACACAGCAAGATATATTTTCAGTTACCCGAATAATTCTAAGTAACTGAAAATGCCTTCACTGCCGTGGGCAGAATTATCCTCCGCAGTCGGATAATTTCGAGGTTCCTTAATCAAAGATTAAACAATGAATAAACCATAAAATTGAAAGAATAAGAAGTATGAAAAAGAAGAGCAAGTACGGGAGAAATCCCAAGTTGGACCCGAAGACACACTGCGTGATGGTGCGCTTCGACGATGTGGAATGGAACAGGTTCCTGACGATGTACGAGGAATCTAACGTGTACGCGAAAGCCGTCTTTCTCAAGGCGCACTTCTTCGGACAGAAGTTCAAGGTTCTGAAAGTGGACAAGGCGATGCTGGACTACTATACCAAGCTGTCGGATTTCCACGCCCAGTTCCGAGCCATAGGCACGAACTACAATCAGGTCGTCAAGGAGCTGCGCATCCGCTTTTCGGAGAAGAAGGCAATGGCGTTGCTCTACAAGCTGGAGAAGTGTACCATCGACCTCGTGAAGCTGAGCCGGGAAATTGTGGAGCTTTCAAAGGAGATGGAAGCTAAGTGGCAACAAAGACAGAACCTGTCCCATCCAACCAACAGCGAATAA